CACATTACAGAAGAGATCAACCACATAGATAACAATATTACAATAATCAAAAAACAAACAGATGAGAAAGTTAATCGTGTTGACAGCTATTCTGCTAACGAGCTTGAGCAGTTTTTCGCAGACAGATACAACAAAGGTACGAATTAGTAGTCCAATTGCTAGATTAGTAATTAAGGACTTAGTTAAGTACGACGGAGCTGTTTTGGAATTAAAAGCAACTCAAGACAAAGTAGTTAAGTTAGAAGAGAGAGAAGGACAAAAGGATGGTATCATCAAATTGTTAGAAGATAAAGTAAAGAATACGCTATTCATTGTTGACACTCAGAAAAAACAATTAAACCTATCGGCTGAGTTAACTGAGAAGTTAAACAAAGAGCTGAAAGGACAAAGGAGAAAGACCTTCCTATATAAAGCAGGAACGGTTGTAGGACTTGTAACCACATCATACTTATTAATAAAATAGAATAAAATGGCTAAACAAAAAGCAATCGTAGAGGAGACTCTACCAGTAGAGCAAGTTATCGTACAACAAGCACCAGTAGTTGAAACAGAAGAAGCTATTGAAGTAGGAGAAACAATCGTAGAGGAGCTAGAGGTAGAGGATGCAGCAATCGTAGAAGAGGTATTTGAAACAACCCCAGAAGCTGAGCAAGTAGTTGAAGAGCAAGTTGAAGAGGTTATTCAACAAGTAGTTGAAACTAAACCAGCACCTGTAGCTCCAAAAGCAGCTAACGAAGTAGGGGTAGTACGTATTGTACAAAAGACACCTAGTGGATTTAGGCTACTTCTTGAGACAGGAGAGACTGTGAGAGTAAGCAAAGCTCAATACACAAAAGGACAGAGCACAATCATCCTTTAAAAAAAATACCAAAAGGCTTGTTTACTCAAGCCTTTTTTAGTATATTAAAGTTATAAACAAATATTGTTATGAATTCAAAGGAGATACAAGTTACGATTGACGAACCTACACAAAAGGATTTAGTCAACCATCCCTCACACTACGGAGGAAAAAATAATCCATACGAAGCAATCAAAGTTATTGAAGCTTGGAATTTAGGTTTCTGCTTAGGGAACACCATCAAGTACATTGCTAGAGCAGGTAAGAAAGATGCTACAGTACAAGAACTGGAGAAGGCATTGTGGTACCTTAAACGAGAAATAAAAAAGCTCAAGGATGGCGAAGAAACAGATTAAGCAAGTTCAGCTTATCAAGGAAGCCACTCCAACAGTAATCGATTACAACACTCAGAACTCCATATCGTACAGTCAGACTTTATCATACAACACTTGTCCTCACCAATGGGCATTGAGCTACGTTAAGGGTCTACAGATATACAAACCATCCATCCATACAGTATTTGGAACAGCACTGCATGAGGTACTACAGGAATGGTTAACAGTTTTGTATGATGATAGTGTAAAGAAGGCAACTGAGATGGATCTTGAGCAACTGCTACATGATAAGTTGTTTACAATTTACAAGCAGGAGAAGGAGAAATACGAAGAACACTTTTCTAGTTCTGACGAGTTGTTTGAGTTTTATAGAGACGGAGTCGAAATTATAAAATACGTTAAGCAGAAACGTGCAGCTTGGTTTAGTAACAGGTATACTAAGCTAGTTGGAGTAGAGATTCCATTAGTATATCCAATAGGTCCTAATATATTCTTCAAAGGATACATCGACATCGTACTGTATGATGAGCAAGACGACAAGTACATCGTACTGGACATCAAGACATCAACATCAGGATGGAATGATTATGCTAAAAAAGATGACAAGAAGCTAGCTCAACTACTTTTGTATAAGGAATTCCTAGCTAAGCAATTCTCAATTGACGTAGATAAGATTGACGTTAAGTACTTTATTGTAAAAAGAAAGGTACCTGATGATCCAATATATCCAGCAATGGGAAGAAGAGTGCAAGAATTTGTTCCACCATCAGGTAAAGTAAAGAGAGGACAAGCAACAACAGCACTAACAAAGTTCATACAAGATGCATTCGATGAGCAAGGTCAGTACGTAGACAAAGAGTATGAGCAAAGACCTTCTAAGTCTAACTGTAGGTTCTGTAATTATGTAGGAACTGAACACTGTCATGCAGGTGTTTTGTTGTAGGAAGTATATTTATATAAAAATATAAGTATATAAATTATGGACAGTAAAAAATTAACATCGGTTAAGGTAGAAGAGGAATTGCTACAACAATTCAAAGAGCAATGTATAAGACATAAATTCTCATTGCAGAAGCTTGTAGACAGGGCAATTTTTTTGTATCTTACTGAGGAGGACTTTAAACAAAAGTTACACACACAGACAAATATTAAATTAAAATAGTTACATGAAAGACAAATTCCGTTATGTAGAAAAGGACAATCGAAAGAAAATTCTTCTGTTATGCGATGATATTAGAATGCATTCTGGTATTGCTACAATGGCTAGAGAGATTGTTATAGGAACATCTCACCACTTCAATTGGATTAACTTAGGAGCAGCAATCAAACATCCAGAACAAGGACAGGCATTTGATATATCAGCTGAAGTAAATAGGTTAAATGGGATTGAAGACTCTAACGTATTAGTAATTCCAAGCTCAGGGTACGGAGATGCAATGCAAGTTAGAGGATTGATCGGACAATACAAACCAGATGCTATTATGATCTTTACAGATCCTAGATACTGGACTTGGTTGTTTGAAATTGAAAGAGAAATTAGAAGCAGCATTCCACTACTATACTTGAACATTTGGGATGATTATCCAACACCTCTTTATAATAAAGCATACTACGAGTCGTGTGACTTGTTAATGTCAATCTCAAAACAAACTAAGAATATCAACGAGATTGTTCTGCAAGAGGCAGCTAAGGATAAAGTACTTAGGTACATACCTCATGGAATTAATGAGGAGCAATTCTTCCCAATACTTCCAACAGATGAAAGATACCCAGCACTACAGCAATTCAAAAAGAACTTATTCCAAGGAAAGGATATAGAGTTCGTAGTATTTTGGAATTCAAGAAACATTAGAAGAAAATCACCAGGTGACGTCATTCTAGCATATAGAATGTTCTGTGATCAAATAGGACAGGAAAAGTCTAAGAAATGTGCTTTAGTTATGCATACACAAGCTGTAGACGAAAATGGTACAGACTTAAATGCAGTAAGAGAGGCCTTGTGTGATGAGAGTTACATCAACGTATTCTTTTCTCAAGAGAGGTTAGACACAGCTCACATGAACTTACTGTACAATATCTCAGACGTAGACATGCTTATATCTTCTAACGAAGGATGGGGATTATCTCTAACTGAAGCTATGATGGCAGGTAAGATGATCATTGCTAACGTAACTGGAGGTATGCAAGATCAAATGAGGTTTACAGACGAGAATGGTAAGTGGATTGACTTCACACCAGACTTCCCTTCTAACCACAGAGGTACCTACGAAGAGTGTGGAGAGTGGGCAGTACCAGTATTCCCTTCCAATATCTCAATGGTAGGATCAGTTCCAACTCCTTATATATTCGATGATAGATGCAGTCCAGACGATGTAGCATCTGCTTTAGAACAGGTATACTCTTTGGGAAAAGAAGAAAGAGATAGAAGAGGTATGTTAGCAAGAGAGTGGGTAACATCAGATGAATCAGGAATGTCAGCACGTAGGATGAGTGAGAATGTAATCGAAGCAGTTGATACTACCTTCGAACAGTTTACTCCTAGAGCTAGATTTGAACTACACAAAGTAACTGACAGACCTAAAAAATACATCACACATAAATTAATATACTAGTTATGAGCAAACCTTCATTAGTAGTAAGCTGTCCTATCGACACTTACTCAGGATACGGAGCAAGAGCAAGAGACTTTGTTCAATCAATTATAGATCTAGATAAGTACAACGTAACTATACTATCTCAGAGATGGGGTAATACTAGATTTGGATACCTAAAAGATCACAACAACACAGAACTATTATCTAGAGTTGTACCAAGACTTACTACACAACCAGATGTTTGGATACAAATTACAGTACCTAATGAATTCCAAAAGGTGGGTAAATACAATATCGGAGTAACAGCAGGAATGGAAACTACACTTTGTGATCCATCTTGGATTCAAGGATGCAATAGAATGGACTTAGTAGTAGTATCATCTCAGCATGCCAAGAAGACCTTCGAGTCAAGTAAGTTTGATGTACAGGATGATACAACTAAACAAATCACAGGTACAGTAGAGCTTACTACTAAGGTAGAGGTATTATTCGAAGGAGCTGATGTTAACAAGTACACTCCACTAGCCTTCCCAACTAAAATAGATTTAGATGGTATTGACGAGTCATTCTGCTTCTTAGTAGTAGGACATTGGTTACCTGGAGAGTTGGGAGAGGATAGAAAAAATATAGGGTATACAATTAAGACCTTCCTTGAGACATTTAAGAACAAGCCACTTGGTAAGCAACCAGCACTACTACTAAAAGTACAAGCAGGATCAGGTACATCCATTATGGATAGAGAAGCATTGCTAGATAAGATTGATACAATCAGAAAGACTGTCAAAGGTAAGCTACCTAATGTATACGTACTTCACGGAGATATGACTGATGCTGAGATGAATGAGTTGTACAACCACGGAAGAGTTAAGGCAATGGTGACTTTAACCAAAGGAGAAGGATTTGGTAGACCCCTACTTGAATTCAGTTTGGTTAACAAACCTATCATAGCTCCCTACTGGTCAGGACACATCGACTTCCTATCATCAGAGTATGTTAAGTTCGTAGGAGGTACTCTAACAAACGTACACCCTTCAGCAGTAGTAGATAAGATGATTCTAAAAGAGAGTCAGTGGTTTACCCCTAATCCAATTGAGGTAGGAAAGGCATTCGAAGATGTGTACAAGAACTATGCTACTCACAAAGAATTAGCTAAAAGACAAGGGTATAGGAGTAGAACAGAGTTCTCTTACGATAAGATGAGAGAAACGCTAGATCTCCTTCTAATACACTATGTACCTGAGTTTCCTAAAGAGGTTAAGTTAAAGCTACCTAAATTTAATAAGATAGAATTACCAAAATTAAAAAAGATAGAATAATGGAAGCAATGATAGTATGTCCACACTGTGGAGGTAATGCTTGTTACGAGCAACAAGTAAACGAAGAAGTAATAACTCACTTCTGTTTCGGATGTGGATTCACTACATCAACCCTAATGGAAGTAAATAGCAAAGTAGTACTAGATACTCTAGCAAACTCTCCAGAACTATACAAGGATATCATGTTTGTTGATAAAGACAACAGAGTGTGGTTTCCTTCAACAATGACTCTTCCTGGAAAGGGAATGGTGTTTGTAGATGGTACAGCAAAAGAGAATTGGCAATGGGCTGCAGTAAAAGCAATTGAGATTGCCGAAGAAGACAAGAAGAACTTCCCTAAAGATCAAACTCACAAGATGGATATGAAGAACATCCAACACTTTGCTAAGGAGGATTTTATGGAAGCACTTGACTCAATTGGCTTCTTTGATGTTGCAGAATCGGAATAAAGTTACTATATTTAAGTATGAAAATAAGCTATGCAATAACAGTTTGTGATGAGTTTCTTGAAATACAGAAGCTCATTCCATTTGTTCTACAGAATAAGAGAATACAGGATGAAGTAGTTGTGTTAGTGGATTTGTCTAAAAACAAACCTACATCTGAATTACTAGGGTACCTACATAGATTAAGTAGCTCCAACTACATTACATTAGCGGAGGCTACCTTTAGAGGGCACTTTGCTGATTGGAAGAACCTACTTACATCAAGCTGCAAAGGAGACTACATCTTCCAGATAGATGCCGATGAGATGCCTAATTCAATACTAATTGAGCACTTACCCTACATGCTACAGGAAACTCCTGAGGCTGATGTAATACTAGTTCCTAGAATTAATACTGTAGAGGGACTTACACCTGAGCATACTAAGAAGTGGGGATGGAATGTAAACGAAAAAGGATGGATCAACTTCCCAGACTACCAATGGAGAATCTACAGAAATTGTCCTGAGATAAAGTGGATCAATAAGGTGCATGAGAGGTTGGATGGGTTTAAATCGTATGCTACATTAGAGGCAAAAGAGTACTACAACTTGTACCACCCTAAGACAATCGATAGACAAGAAAGACAAAATAACTACTACGATACACTATAAACAGTATGGAGTACTTAAAGACAAGAAGAGAGCTACTTGAGCTTCTTCCAAAAAATAGTATAGGAGTTGAGGTAGGAGTATTTAAGGGTGTTTTTGCTCAAGAATTGCTTGAAGTGGTATCTCCAAGTATGTTATACCTAATAGATCCTTGGAAGGGAGTTATTGAGTCAGGAGATATGAATGGACAGAACATTGAGTACATTCATGGGAACGACTACTATAGTACGGTAATACTACCTAAATTTGGAGTACTACCTAATGTAAAAGTACTACGAGAACACTCAGACATCTTAAACTCGTTTGACGATGATAGTATTGATTGGATATACATAGATGCAGACCACCAGTACCCCTCAGTAAAGTATGATTTGCAACTAGCCTATGCTAAGGTTAAGCCAAACGGATACATACTAGGACACGACTACAACAACGATATGTGTCCAGGTGTAGTGAGAGCTGTAGATGAGTTCTGCAATCAAAGGAACCTACAAATACAGTACCTAACACAGGACGGATGTCCTTCTTATTTTATACAAAAGATATGAATTATATAGTAGCATCGATCTTTACTACGTGTATAGATCCTCAAAGAGATGTTAAGTGGAATCCCACAGTACAAGACCTACAAGACTGGCATGCTAGTGTAAAGGCTCTTTGTGTAGAAGGTAGTACCATACACCCAATAATATTCTACGATCAACTTTCAAGAGAAGTGCTTAGTGCGTATGCTGCAGACTGTGTTACGTTTGTACAAGTAGAGGATTGCAACTACCTAAGTCCACATGACTATAGGTGGATAGTGTATAAGAACTTCGTAGACAGTAACTTGCAAGAAGGTGATAATATATTCTTTACAGACATTACAGATGTAGTAGTGGCAAACGATCCCTTCCCACACATACAACCCTCAACACTATACTCAGGAGATGAGGAAGTAGCTTGGGACAATGGATGGGCTAATGCAAGAAGTCGTTTCCACAGTAACACAATAGCGGATTTCGATCAAGTATACCAAGCAAACAGGAATGCCAATTTGCTTAATTGTGGAATACTGGGAGGGAGTCTGGATATCATTAAGCAGTTTTTAGAAAAAGCATACCACTACATTGAGCTAACTTTGGAGAAGCCGTACGACACTACGGACATGGTTACACATAACTATGTAATTAGAAAGTACTTTCCAAATGTAGTACACGGTGCACCTCTTAATAGTATGTTCAAAAACTACGAGTACAGCAGAAAGGATGTTTGGTTTATACATAAATAATATGAGCAAGATAACGTACATAATTCCAACAATGAATAGACCTAGTCTATCAACTTCGATAACATCCATACTATCTCAAGACCCAACAGCTAGGGTAATTGTACAGCAAGGAGGGAGTGCAGGAGAGAACAGAAACTCAGGACTACTTTCAGAGGTAATTACAAACACAGTTGTAGATAAACACTCTGATTGGATATCGTTTTTAGATGATGATGACCTCTATAGAGAGGGGTATTTGTCTGAGGTTGATGATTCCTACGACCTAATTGTACTGAAGATGTTGCAGAATGGAGTAGAAATTCCTAGAGACCCTAACCTAGTAGGAGGTAACGTAGGTATTAACTTTATGATAAGTACTTCGTTCCTATCCAACATCATGCTACAGAGTGGAGAAATGGACACAGCTTATCTATTTGATTCATTAGGACATGCAGAGGATTGGAGATTCTTGGAAAAGATACTACAGCACAATCCTAGAGTTAAGATTACAGAGAAGGTATACTACGAATGCAGTCAAGTAAATCACATGCTATAATGATATCAGTAATAATTCCAACCTACAAATCACCAGATGCTTTAGATCTTTGTTTAAGATCAGCTATCGAAGGTCAGGTAAATACCAATGAGATTATAGTAGTCGTAGATGGATTCTATGATTTGAATAAGGAAGTGCTCAATAAGTGGAAAGACAGTATTGATATACTAAACCTACAGGACAACGTAGGACTGTGTAGAGGAACTAACTTAGGAGTATACAACGCAACTAATGATAAGATCCTAATTGTAAATGACGACAATGTATTTCCTTCAGGATGGGATGAGACATTGGAGATGGAATGGCAAAGTGGAGCAGTCATAACTCCAAATCAGATTGAACCACTCCCTAGTATGTTCTCTCAGATTCACATTGAGGACTTAGGAAGAGATCCTAAGACGTTTGATCTTGAAGCCTACTGGAAGTACGATAAGAATATTGCTTCACAGGATAGAGTAGAGAAGTGCGGATCGACACTACCTATCTTCATGTCGAAGATGGATTATCTTAAAGTTGGAGGTTGGGATGAAAATTACGATCTTGGAGTAGTAGCTGACTGGGACTTCTTCGTCAAGTGTCAACTATCAGGACTAAGAATGATTCGTAACTGGAACCTACACTTCTACCACTTCGTATCTCTGTCAACAAACGACACAGAGGAGAGTAGGATTAATAGGCAGCAATGTGAGATGAGAGGTCACGAGTATGCAAAGTACAAGTGGGGTGACTACATCAAACATGATCCAAACACTAACTTAAAGTACATTTAAACTATTTATATTAAAAACAATATGATATTAGCAGAACACATAAGAGAGATCCTTTCAGAGGTGACTAAGGTTAATTTTAAAGGACACAAGTTCGTTCTTAAGATTGATGTCAATGAGGATCCAAATAAGAAAGGAGTTAAGGTTCAATTCCTTCCAACTACCTTTACAGGAATGTCTAAGCAACAGCAAGACGAAATAGCTATGGACTTAGCAGCTAAGTTAAATCAAGGTCTAACAGGACTAGGATTATCTGTTGAGAGAGATAGAGAGTTAAAAGATAAGACTGTGATAGGATTCTTTATTTACATTGAGTACCTTAACAAGATCATCATCAATGCTTTGAACCAAGCAGCAGGAGAACAACAATAATCAAAAACAATATAAAGTATGGCACAGTTTTGTTTCTATTCAAAGAATAATCCTACACAAGAACCAATAGGAGTAGTAAATGCATTAAGCAGAGAAGAGGCGATTAAGTTCTTCTCACTAACTAAGCAATTACCAATCAACGATTTTTTAACAATTTTTGAAGTGAAGGGATATGAATTTAAAGAAGGAATTGCGGAAGGAGCTAAACAGCTACTTAAAGGGTAATGTAACAATAAGAGAAAGAGATATGGCTCGAGATGTAATTGAGAAGAAGCTCTTTATAGAAAGTATAATACTACTGAGAGAGATAGAGGATAGGAGAGACTTCCTGGAAGAAGAGATCGGAGTTGATATGTCAATCTACGAGGAGAAGTTCCTACAAGTAATAGAGAACCTATTCAGAGCTCACTTCAGCAAGGAACAATTTGCATTGATACAATACTACCTATACCAAGTACCCAACCTTATTGATTGGGACGGTAAGATTGATCTATCAGATGGAAAAGAGTCTATCACAGTTGACTTTGAGACTCCAGAGCAAGTATGGAATGTAATTACTAGTGTAAAAATATTAACAAAATAGTTGCTAGAACGAATCTTTATTCTTATATTTACGTATAATAATTAAACAAACGGTTATATGATTAACAACTTAGAAATGATTTCTTGTTCAAGATGTAGTAATGCAATGCCTAAACTACGATTGGACCAATACGGGTACGACTTTTGCGTAACATGTTCAGACGTTAAGCCAAAGGTAGGACGTATTAGAGTAGTGGGAGAAGGAGACTACACAGCTACAGAGATGGATGTGTTAGACCAAGACACGGCAAGAAGACTACAAGAGCTAGAAAATACTTCAAGAGGAGTTAAGAACAATCCATTAGAGATCTTAAACTTTGATGAGGATGAGGTACTTGATAGTGAGAAAGCAATTGAAGCAGCTACGGATAAGATCCTAGATGATGAACTTGAAGAAGAGCTAACTGACCTAGAAGATGAAGACGATGAGGACATTGACGAAGTGGATGAGTTAGACGACGAAGACGACGAATAAATGCCACCAGCTAAATTTTTATCAAAAGACGATTGCCTAAGGGCTATGGCTAACACTAAGAGTAATCGAGGTGCTGCTAGGTTCCTTAGGTGCTCACTTAATCACTACAAGAAGTTCGCTAGAACC